GACAAGGGCACGGATGAGATTTTGGCTATCTACCGTAACTGGGAAGAAGAAGATGACCTCAAACTCAAGCGCCAACACTTTGTGCAGTACGACTATATCCCCGGCTTTGGGGCGTATGGTTTTGGTTTTGTTCACCTGATTGGTGGCTACGCCCGTGCGGGCACTAGCTTGATTCGCCAGCTTATTGATGCGGGTACTTTGAGCAATTTACCCGGTGGCCTGAAGTCGCGTGGGTTGCGTGTAAAGGGTGACGATACGCCAATCGCACCCGGCGAGTTCCGAGATGTAGATGTGCCAAGTGGTTCGATCCGCGACAACATCATGCCCCTGCCGTACAAAGAACCGTCGCAAGTTCTGGCTGGACTCCTTGATAGGATTACCGAAGAAGGTCGCCGACTGGGTTCGATTGCTGACATGAACATCAGTGATATGAGTGCTAACGCCCCGGTAGGCACTACGTTGGCTCTTTTGGAGCGCCAGCTAAAGGTGATGAGCGCGGTGCAAGCTCGTGTCCACTATTCGATGAAGCAGGAGTTCAAACTACTCAAAGCTCTCATTAGGGACTACACCCCAGCGGACTATGACTACGAGCCGCAGGACGGAGATCGTCAAGTTAAGCAAGCCGACTATGACATGTGCGAGGTTATTCCTGTTAGCGACCCTAACAGCAGCACAATGGCGCAGCGGATCATGCAGTACCAAGCGGTCATCCAGCTATCGCAGACAGCGCCGCAGATTTACAACTTGCCTAATTTGCATCGCCAGATGATTGAGGTGTTGGGCATAAAGAATGCCGAGAAGCTTGTACCGGTAGAGGGCGATGAAACGCCCAAAGACCCGATCTCGGAGAATATGGGTTTCTTAAAGGGCGAGCCTACAAAGGCGTTCATGTATCAAGACCACGACGCGCATATCGCTGTGCACAATGCCATGAAGCAGGACCCTCTTTTGATGCAGCAGATTGGCCAGAACCCACAAGCCCAGAAAATGATTGCCGAGATTGACGCCCACATTGCAGAGCACTTGGCGTTCTCTTACCGCAAAAAGATTGAGGAGCAGATGGGTGTACCGCTGCCGCCCCCAGATAAGCCACTGCCCCCTGAGATTGAGGTTCAACTGTCTCGTCTAACAGCACAGGCTGCTACCCAATTGATGCAGATTAATATGGCCCAAGCGCAGCAGAAACAGAACGAGCAGATGGCGCAAGACCCGATGATGCAGGCGCAGCAGGCTGAACTGCAAATTCGCAAGCAAGAAGCTGATACTAAGGCTAAGAAAGTTGATGGTGACTTGGCCTTGAAAGCCCAAGAGTTGCAGCTTAAAACAGACGAGACAGCCAAGAAAATTGGCGAATCTCCTCAAATGTTGATGCAGCGTCACCAGCAAGAGATGGCCCAGCAACAGCAAAGGATGGCCCAGCAACAACAAATGCACGACCAGAAACTAGGCCAAATGGATCAAGCCGCTAAGTTACAACAAGCACTAGCAGTTGCTAAACAGACCCAAGGTCAACAAGGACCCGTCCAATGAGCGACAACACTATCTATGTTGCCATAGCCTCGTATAAAGATACAAGGCTTTTAGATACCATTGTAAATATGCTGGAAAGAGCTAAATACCCAGAAAATATTTACATAGGTATAGTGGAACAAGAAGATGTGAATAAAAGGCTCGTTATTAAAGAAGAATGGCGAGACACTATTAGATATGTTGGCATTAATCCAGAGGAATCTCGTGGTTGTTGCTGGGCTAGAAGCATAACTAATACGCTTTATAGGGGGGAAAAATGGCATTTGCAGATTGATGCGCACATGCTATTTGGGCAAGATTGGGATTTATGGATGATTAATACTCTTGCTGCGGTGCAGCATATAAACCCAAAGAGTATACTTTCAGCTTTTCCTACAGCGTTTTATATAAAAGAAGGGCAAGTAGCATTAGAAGCTATAAATGGCGGTATAAATTTAGGGGCTGTGAAGGAAAATACAACTTTTGAACCCAACTCTTACTTTTTAAATAACCAGCCGGGGTATGTAATTTCTGGGGCTCCGGTCAAAGGGTTTTTACTTCTTGCTGGATTTATATTTACTTCTGGTAATTGGATACAAGAAATACCTTACGACCCTAATTTCTATTTTTCTGGGGAAGAACAAGGGCTTGCAATTAGGTCTTATACGCACGGTTGGGACATTTTTAGCCCACCTGCTGCCCCCGTATACCATTTGTACGACGACCCCCTTAGTTTAGAACGTCGTCCACGTCGGGAAAACCCAGAGAGCGATAAGGTTGCCCATGAAAAAGCCGCATCATTACTTGTTTTAGCCGAGAAACGCCTATCTAGACTGATAGAAGGCGAGGACTTGGGGGTGTATTCCCTAGGCAAAGTACGTACTTTAGAAGAATATGCAGCATTTTCGGGTATTGATTACAAGGCAAAAACTGTATCTCCTAAAGCTTGGAGTGACTACAAAAGGATAGGAAATGACTGAACTAGACGTTATTGAATCAAAGATTGAAGAAAATAAAGCTAATATGACCATTGCTATATCTAGCGGCGGTTGTAAAGACTTTGGTGAGTACCAAAGAATTTGCGGGGTGATTTACGGTCTTAACCTTGTGAAGTCAGATATTCAAGACCTGCGTAAACAAGCGGAGAAATTTGCCAATGAATGACTTTAGTATTGATGCTGTAAACCTTTCTGGAGTGCTTAACACCTCCACGGAAGAAAAGGCAAAACAAGTACCTGATCCGGTTACTTATCATCTTCTTTGTATGCTCCCCAAAGCAGAAGAAGAATTAAGCGCAACTGGACTGGTAAAAACTGCACAAATGATGTACCACGAGGAGCTTTTATCCCCCGTATTGTTTGTGGCAAAAGTAGGGCCAGATGCATTTAAAGATGAAAAACGCTTTCCAAGTGGCCCAAGCTGCAAGGTGGGTGACTTTATTCTTACCCGCCCCAATACCGGAACCCGAATGAAAATTCACGGGACAGAATGGCGCTTAATTAACGACGACTCGGTGGAAGCGGTGGTACAAGACCCCCGTGGAATCCAACGTCCATAAGGAGTTGTTATGGCTACTAGAGAAGAATATAAGTTTCCTGATGAGCAGGAAAACAAAAACGAGTCCGAGATTGAAATTGAGATTGAAGACGATACTCCTGAAGAAGATCGTAACCGAATTCCAATGGATGAAGCTCCAAGGGAAGTTACGGATGACGAGCTTGCTAAGTACGACGAAAGCGTAAAGAAGCGGATCAAACATTTTTCTAAAGGGTACCACGAAGAAAGGCGTAGGGCTGATGCCGCGCTTCGGGAAAAGGATGAAGCTTTACGGTTAACGCAGCAAGTTGTCGAGGAGAACAAAAAACTCAAAGGCTCGCTAAATACTAACCAAGCCGCCTTGTTGGAGCAAGCCAAAAAAGTGGTTTCCAATGAGATGGAAGAGGCTAAGGAAAAGTACAAACAAGCCATGTATTCTGGGGATGCCGACGCTATTATTCAGGCCCAAGAAGATATAGCTGTGGTAAGAAGTAGACTTGAAAAAGTTAACAACTACCGCCCAGCCCCTTTACAAAACGAAGAATCTAGTGTACAAACTACCCCGGAACCTTCTGCGCCGCCGGATTCTAAAGCTTTGGCATGGCAGCAGAAGAACAATAAGTGGTTTGGTGTTGATGAGGAAATGACTAGCTTTGCCCTTGGACTCCATACCAAGCTAGTCAAATCAGGAGTCGATCCTCAGTCAGATGAATATTATGAGAGAATTAACTCTCGCTTACGAAAAGTGTTTCCCGATGAGTTTGAATCTGGGAAACCGGCGGATGCGCAAACTTCGCCTCGAAAATCAAACGTAGCACCTGCTACTAGAAGTACTGCACCGCGAAAAATCGTGCTTACTCAGACACAGGTGAGTCTCGCCAAAAAGCTTGGTGTTCCATTGGAACTCTATGCTCGTAAGGTTGCTGAAGAACAAATGAGGAAATGATTATGGCTGAATCTAAACTAGCTCGTGAACTTGAAACCCGTGAGAAATTTGAGCGCCCTAAGCGCTGGATGCCTCCCCAACTTCTACCCGACCCTAACCCGGAACCGGGATATGCGTTTCGTTGGATTCGTATTTCAATTTTAAACAAAGACGATGCTACAAATCTTTCTTCAAAGTTACGTGAAGGCTGGGAGCCTGTAAAGTCTTCTGACCACCCTGAGATTCGTTTATTTGGTTCTACTGTTGGACAGTTTTCTGATAGCGTTATCGTGGGCGGTTTGATGCTATGCAAAACCCCAGTGGAATTTATAGAGCAACGTGATGCGTATTTTGCTGGTCAAGCAGAAGCGCAAATGAACTCTGTAGATAACACTTACATGCGCGAGAGCGACCCTCGGATGCCTTTGTTTAAAGAACGAAGCTCCAGTGTTACTTTCGGTAAAGGTATTTAATTTTTTGGAGCTTATTTATGGCTTATCCTGTCGTATCAGCACCGTATGGTTTGCTACCGCAAAACCTTATTGGAGGTCAAGTATTTGCTGGTTCTACCCGCATGTACAACATCCAGTACGGTTACGCGACTGACATCTTCTACGGTGATTTCGTTGTACTATCGCGTGGTAATGTAACTCGTGCCTCAGTTTCTACTGGCACTGGTCTGAACCAAACCGTCGGTATCTTCTTAGGTTGCACTTACACCAACCCGATAAACAAGCAAAAGCAATTCGCTCAATATTGGCCTTCAGGAACCCTCGCTGGTGACTGCCAAGCCTATGTATTGGATGACCCTGATGCTGTGTTTAAGGCTGTTGTATGTTCTGCCACTACTGCTGTTGCTTCCGCTGCTATGGCGATGATTGGCACTAACCTGTCAGCTATCAACAATACGGGTAGCACCACCACGGGTAATTCTGCTAATGCAGTTTTAGCTCCTACAGCAACTCCAGTAACATCCACCTTGCCTTTGCGTTTGGTTGGCTTGGTACAAGAGTCTGCTATTTCAGTAAGTGCAACTGGCTCTTCATCTTCTACAACTATTACCTTAACTGGTACTGGCTTGCCTAGCGCAATCCCTATTGGAACAGATGTGGCCTACATTGCAGCAAACGGGCAAATCATTCAAACGGGTTCTTTTGTAACCGCCGCAGCTTCAGCCGCTGCAACATCAGTCACGATTAACTCTGCGATTGCCGTGCCGGGTAGTGTTGTAGCTATTCCTAGCGCATCCACTATTGTGTTCACCCAGTATCCTGAAGTCTTGGTTAAGTTGAACCAAGCACTGCACGGTTACTACTCTGCCACTGGCGCATAAGGAGTTAAATCATGGCTATTTCACGCGCACAACTATTGAAGGAACTCCTTCCCGGCCTGAATGCTCTGTACGGACTCGAGTACGCTCGTTACGGCGAAGAGCACAAGGAATTCTACGAAACCGAGAAGTCGGAGCGTAGCTTTGAAGAAGAAACCAAGCTTGCTGGATTCGGCGCTGCACCGGTGAAGAACGAGGGCTCTGCCATTGCTTATGACAATGCGCAAGAGGCTTTCACTTCGCGGTACAACCACGAAACCATCGCTCTGGGCTTCTCCATCACTGAAGAAGCAGTGGAAGACAATCTGTACGACAGCCTGTCTGCCCGCTACACCAAGGCTCTGGCACGCGGTATGGCGTACACCAAGCAGGTTAAAGCAGCATCTGTCATCAACAACGGTTTCTCCGCAGCTTATGTCGGCGGCGACGGCGTTGCTCTGTTCAGCACTGCCCACCCGCTGGTCAATGGCGGAACCAACAGCAATCGTCCTACCACCGCTGCCGATTTGAACGAGACTTCCTTGGAAGCCGCCGTTATCCAGATCGCTGGCTGGACTGATGAGAAGGGCCTGTTGATTGCAGCCAAGCCCCGCAAGCTGGTTGTTCCTCCACAATTGATGTTCGTTGCTACGCGCCTGCTAGAAACCAGCCTGCGTGTTGGCACTACCGACAACGACATCAACGCACTGAAGAACAATGGTTCGATTCCTGAAGGCTACTGTGTCAATCACTTCTTGACTGACAGCAATGGCTGGTATCTGACCACTGACGTACCTAACGGTATGAAGCACTTTGTGCGTACGCCTATGGCCACTTCGATGGATGGCGACTTCGATACTGGTAACGTCCGTTACAAGGCTCGTGAGCGTTATTCGTTCGGTTGGTCTGACCCACTGGGAATGTTCGGTTCGCCGGGCTCGTCCTAAAAAGACTGAGAAAAGGGGCCTTGTGCCCCTTTTCTTTTTGGTGTATATTGCTCTCACTCCGGGGTTACCGGCGTATCAAACTGTCCCGGCAGACGACATACCGATTGATGCGCTTCACTTGTATGTAAGGACTCATCATGGGATTCGCTACTCACCTTGGCCCGTGGCTGCTTGGCACAGTCAAAAACACCACCGGCACTACTGTAGGCACTATTGAGAACCTCGGCGCTACCGTCGTTTCTCAAACCTTCAAAAAGAACTACACGGGTCAGGCTGCTTCAGCAACCACCGATACCATCTGCGTTCTGCCTGCTGGCGCTCAAATCGTTGACATCTTTATTGACACCA